TATTGATTATTCAAGAAATTCTAATGGTCCAGATATGACCGTTTATTTAAGCGAGGTATAAAATGTCAAATAGTCTATCACCCACACCAAACACACCATTAAATATAAACCAAATGCTTACATCTTCTAATGCAAATTTAATTAAAACTGCTACACCAGATATTGTTTTGTTTGATGACGACTCAGTTCCAACAGAGCAAATGGCTGATCTAATATTTGAAAATATTGGTGGACAAGATTTAATAAATATTGCAAGAAACGACACTATCAATGGTCAAAACATATCTTATCAACCAATAAAAAATATTAGATCAATACAGCAATCATATAACCCAAACAATATTTTAGGATTACAAAAAACCTCAGACAAGTATTTTTCTGGATTTTCTATTAGGTTTGATCAAAAAGCCCCAAACGAAGGTAATGGATTAAATGGTACTAACGTTTATATTGACAACTCTGGCAATTTAGTAATAGAGGCTATTGGTTTAAACAATGACGAGCAACTTGAGGTTCAATTAAGCACCAGTGGTACAATATATAGTATACAATTTGACGGGAATGAATCATGATAACTGATGCTGGAAAATCCATTATTGGTAAATACCTGCTTGGTCAGGCTCCAGCCTATGCTTCATATATTGCTATTGGGTGTGGTCCAACGCCACTAGATACCGCAGATACACAAGGTGACTTTTCTCTTAAAGAAAATCTTGATTTTGAAATGTTCCGTGTTCCTATTTCTTCAAGAGGTTTTGTAAAAGAAAATAATATTGATAAAATTGTTTTAACGGCAGAATTGCCAACAGAGGAAAGATATGAAATATCAGAAGTGGGTCTGTATTCTGCTGGATCCAATCCATCTGCTGGAGCATATGACAGTAAGACGGTCTTTGCTTTTACTGCTGGAGAAAATTGGCAACATCATACTGTTGCTGCTGCTACTGAAATTAATACTTTTACAGCACCATTAGACGATGAAGAAGATGATAATATTATTGCAATTGCAGATACAGTTTTTCAAACAAATGCCGATAACTCAATATTTTTTAAAACATCTCGTGCAAGCAGATATGAAAGATGTAGATTTTTAAATAACATTATTTTAATTCAAGGTGATGATGCAGATTTAACAATTAGCGAAGAAAGTGGTCCAACAGAAGATCACTTTGTAATTGAATCAGGATCAAACCATATACATTTAACTGGCCCACAAGTTGATTTTAGCAGAAACTCTCCTAAAGATGAATTAAGATTGGCATTTTCTTTAGTAAGTAAAAATGGAAGTTCTTCTGCAATTCCAGACACCATTAGGGTTTTAGTAGACTTTTCATCAACAGATGCTGGTTCTGGAGAATTTGCAAGATTTGAAGCAGAAATAGATCATGCAGATTCTGGTAACACAGAATCAAGTCAAGATTTTGAAACAAATAGATATTTTGTTGTATCTAAAGAACTACAAGAACTATACACAACTGCAAATTTTACTTGGGATGCCGTAACAGTTGTTAAAATTTATGCTTGCGTTATAGATGCTGGGGTGCCGTCAGAAGATTATTATATTGCCCTAGATGCAATGAGATTAGAAAACACCCAAACATATAATCCACTTTATGGACTAACTGGGTATTCTGTTGTTAAAAATGACAATGCAGAAACAATTATAAAGTCTCCTAATACTAGCAATTATGTAGAATTTAGATTTACAGTTGGTGTTTCTTAATGGCTGATGCAGGTATTAAAAAATTAACTATTCCTAAAAATCAATTACCGCCTGTGGGAGACAATAACGAATATGTAGTAAGGTATAGGGTTATTTCTGAAGATAAAAACAGATACTCTCATTGGTCTCCAATATTTTCAGCAACCGCTTTAGAAATTGAAGAAGTTGACGGTGAATTAATTGTTAGTGGAAACACCTCTACGGTTATTTGGGGAGATGAAAACACTAGACCCAAATATGATATATTTGTAAAATTTGATGGAGGAAGTTATGCATATCACGGAACTTCCCCAATTCACACGTATAGTTTTATTAATACTGGCACAACGAATGTTAGAGCAGCCATACAGGTTGAAGGTATTAACAAAGTAAGAAATGCTGAATTAACTATATTTGAATCAAGTATAGTTTCTTTGGTATAATTAAACAGGAGGAATAATGGCAAAAATACCGCTACCAGAGCGTGGGCAACCATTAGATGTTACTTATATCTATGAGTTGGCTAAAACTATTAATGATTTATCTACAGAAGTTTCTTCTGCAGCATATAATTTTACAAGCATTGATAATGGTCCATCAATTAAAGAAACTATAAAAACATCAAATGCAAGAGTTGTTGGTGGATATGTAGAAATCTTTACGAACAGTATTGTAAGTGCGGGTAACGAAAGAGCATTTACTTATTCATTCCAGAATGACTTTAAATTCCCTCCAATAGTTACAGCAACAGCATTAAACATTGGAAATACAGAGGCTGGTCAAAACGTTACAGTTGTTTTACAAAAACCAACTACGTCTAAGGTTGATGGGTTTGTAAGGTTTGGAGCATCTGGAAACCTATCTCTTGCCGTTAATTTAATTGCTGTTGGTATTCCAAACTAAAAGTTAATTATGCTTTTTTGTAAAAAATGTGGTGGGCGATTGTTTGTTGACAGACAATATACAAGCATTCAACACATAGAAACATATTGCGTTAGATGTGGAACTAGAAAATTTTTTCACCCACCTATGGAAAGCGGAGAGGGTAAATGGTTACTGGAAAAGGAATTATTGAGAGCGAAATTTACAATAACGACTCTGTAATAAAGGGAAGTAAAAAAATATGGTTTCTTAACGGGGACTTAGTAAGACTCTATCATAGTTCCAGATCTACTGGATTAGTTTCTGTGTATAATATTACTAAAGATAGAATTGAAACTTGTTTACGTACAGATTTTAGAAAGAATAGAGAAAAGGCTTATACCGTTGCTGAGACTGCTAAGTTAATTAATCGTCATAGAAAATATATGCCAACATTAATGAAAAAAGGAGTTATCCCCCCACCAATAGGGTCAAGACTAAATGGTCAAAGGGGATGGCAAATAAGATCTTATTATTCAGAAAGCACGGTACAGGCAATTCGTGATATACTGGCATCTATACATATGGGGCAACCAAGAAAAGATGGACTAGTAACAAATAACATGACGCCAACTAATCAAGAGTTGACACGGCGAATGGGAAAAGGTATACTTACATATACAAGAACAGATGACGGAAGGTATATTCCTATCTGGTCAGAGAATATTTAAAACAAGAAAAGGTGGGGTAATGGAAAACGAAAATACAAAAGTATCGGTAGCGCTTGGATATACTCTTAATTTAGGAAATTTTCAGTCATTAAGACTTGATCTTGGGGTTGTTGATTCTAAACGTGATAGTGAAAATACAGAGCAGGCTTTTGATAGGGTCTATAAGTTTGTTGAAGATAAACTAACAGAAAAAATTAAAGAGGCACAACTAGAGGCTGACAGCGACAATTAATGGCTGATCGCAAAGACCGTATGGCTTTGCTTAGTAGGTATAGTAAATTGCACACAGCAAAATACGAGCAAAAGCCATCTTTAAACTTAAACGTAGAGCAATGGTCTGCTGATTCACTTATAGAATCTTACGGCATTTCTGGTTGTTACGATTTACTAGAGTATTATTTTAGTGTTGCACAAGATCCAAGTTGGAACTATTTTGCTTATAATGCAGAAAAAATTCTTAATGGTAAAATAGATGTAGAAAAAGATATTAAAGAAAGAACAGAGCGCAGGAAATTAGCAAGAAGGTGGCTTAGTGAATAATACAGAAGCAAAAGTTATTTCAGCATTACTACAAGATAAGCAAATGCATGTATTGTTGCAAGCCAACGTAGAAAATCTTCTTAGAACCCATAGTGATGTATGGAACTTTATTCGTTTATATTTTGATAATAATGGATCAATACCGCCAGCATCCTTAGTTATAGAAAAATTTAGAGACTTTCAACCAGTAGATGGTGTTGGTGCCACTAAGCATCATCTTGAAGAATTACAAACTGAATATTTAAATGATAGCCTTAAAGACATTTTAAGATCTGCAGCAGGTGAAGTACAAGTTGGAAATGGCACAGAAGCACTCAATGGTCTTATTACAAAGACATCTGAGTTAAAGAAAAACACTTCTGCTATACGTGATATTGATGCCACAGATCTTGATTCTGCCATTGCATACTTTGAAAAAATTCAAGAGCAAAAATTAACTGGTCAAGTTGGAATTAAAACAGGTTTGCCAGGATTTGACAACTACCTACCTTCTGGAATTATGCCAGGACAACTAGGTGTCTTTTTGGCTTATCCTGGAATTGGTAAATCATGGCTAGCACTTTACTTTGCAGTCCAAGCATGGAAACAGGGTAAATCTCCATTAGTCATATCTCTTGAAATGTCTGAGACAGAGGTTCGTAATCGTGTATTTGCAATTATGGGTGAAGGTCTTTGGTCTCATCGTAAACTAAGCAATGGCGAAGTAGAACTTGATATGCTAAAGAATTGGCATGCTAACAAAATAGCAGGTAGGCCAGAGTTTCATATTATCTCAAACGATAATGGTGGAGAGGTAAACCCATCTGTAGTTCGTGGAAAGATTGATCAATACAAACCAGACTTTGTTATTGTTGACTACCTGCAACTTATGTCTCCAAACCAAAAATCGGATAATGAAACGGTACGTATGAAAAACCTTTCAAGAGAACTTAAACTTATGGCTATTGGCGAAGAAGTTCCTATTTTTG